ATTGCTAAGTTGGAGTTCAACGGCTTGCGTACTATATCCAAGTCCCGTGGCAATCCATAATTCATTACCTAATAATACCCCTGGTGCATAGGTATCAGTTAATTGATAAGTTTCCACCTTTACTGAATAACTACCATTTACTGCATCTTGCACCCAGCTTAACGTAAGCGGATTGGCAGGTAATAGCAATTGGCTGCTGATGTTATCACCGCTTTTTGATTTCTGCGCACCGCGATAAACAAACGGTAATAAATTCCAGTTTTGACCATTAAAGCCAAATGCAGTGCCTTCTGTAAAGAAGTTTTGCCATCTTTGCACCGCGCCAGCAGGTGATATAAAAGTAGCAAAATTACCAATAATAAATAAACTCATCGTAAACCTACCTGTCTGCGGTATGCAGGTGAATTACGCATCTGCGACGATACCTGAGCAGCGCCAGCTTTAGCACCTGCGGAAGCGGCACGTTTTTCTGTTGCCATCATCGCTGCTTGCAACTGGTCAGTGCTGACATAATCCTGTCCCAGGAACCTAGTAGTTTCAAAGCTCATTGATAATACAGGAGTTGCCGCTGTGTCAGCGCCCATTGCATCACTGCTGCTATTACCGCTACTGCTACCACCTTGGCGTTGGTAACGCGCCATTGCTGCTGCCGTAGCGTCCGCTGGGACAATAGTGCCCGAGGTGCGTGGTACGAACAACTCAGGGCCTTTCTCGCCGACCATGTAGGTGCTATTGCTGCTTACTGGGCCGCCAGCAGCTCTGCCAGCTAAAGGTACGCCGCCAATATTAATGCCACCAAGTAAACTCCTAATGCCAAATGATATAAGCATTTTGCCAATATCTTTTAATACGTCAGATAACACTTCCTGTAAACTCCTAGCACCAGTTATAGCAGAATCTATAGCACCTACCAAACCAGACTCAATACTGCCTCCTATTCCTTGTATTAAAGAACCATAAGTAGATGCAAAACCGTTTAACTCCTGTTGTTTTATACGTACCGCATCTATTTGATTATACAATAAGTTCTCCGCTTCGTAATTTTTCAAACGCTGTTCATATTGTATTTGTAGGTTTTCTCGGGTTAAACCAGAAGATGCCCATATGTCGGCTTCTAATGCAGTAATGCCCTTAGCAAATTGTAATTGTCTTTGTTCTCGTTCTTTTTGTATGTTAAGCAGCAATTGTGCTTTTTCTACTTCCGCTTGTGGCCTACCTTGCATGGAAATGCCAAGTTGGGCCGTACTTAAAGTATTTTGTAGTTCATTTTGGTTAATGCTAGCTTCTAATTCACCCCCTACTAACAATTTACTCCTTTCGGCTATAGCAGTTTGTATGACTTGTTTCTGTATTGCTACTCGCAGTTCATACTCTTCTTTCAGCAAAGTTAAGCGTTGTTGATAAGCGCTATTTATTTCCTCAGTTAAACTTGGGTTTTGTAGTAGTGCTATATTTGTTTCTAAGTCTAGTATATTTTTAGATACACTATAGTTTTCTTTTATGTTTTTATTTTGTGCTATATAAAATTCTGAAGAAGTGCCTGTTATCTCTAGATGCTGTTCCAATACAGAACGTATATCTCTTTCTAAACTTAAACGTTGTTTTGTGGTTTCAAACATAGATACTTGAAAATTTCTTAAACTTTGCTGCTGCTGTTGTGCCGCTTGCTGTTGTGCAAGTTCTATGTTTGCTGTTGCTACACTTCGTTGTGCTTGTAGTTCCTTGATTTTATTTTCATTCCTATCGCGTTGTTGTTTATTTAATTCTTGGTTAAGTTGTAAAGATATAGACTCTTGAGCATTTAAGGCTTGTTGAATACTAATCTGCCCTTGTAGGGATGTTTTGCGTACTTCGCTTGCAGTATTTTGTTCCCGTGCCAGTTGTACTTGCTGTTGTATTAAGCTCACTTGCTGTGTAGCTTGCTGTTGGGCTAAAACAACCTGATTGCGTTGATCTAATATTTGGACACGTTCTTTATCCAAATCTCGTAACTGCTGTGTAGTATTCAGCTCCAATGCTAGAATTTTTGTTATCTTATCCTTCTCGCTAATTTTTTTAATTTCTAGGTCGCGTATAATCTCGTTGTACTTAACAGTCTTCTCTGTTTGTATTGTTTGTGCTTTGGATATTAGATAACCCTGGCTGTTAGCAGTATTGTTTTGTAGTGAGACTTGATAATTTGCTTTTGCTACTGCAAGCTGTTCTTTTAACTCTTTTGTTTTTGTCTGTGCTTCTACGGTTTCTGGTTTTTCCTTTGGTGCTACCATTCCTGCTAGACCCGCTACTACTGGTAGTTTTGATACAACTGCATATAAACCTGTTAAACCCGTAGCAGCTGCCACAGTCTGCGCAATTATTTGGGGCATACCTGCTTGAAGAAGCAGAGTAAATTTCTGGAACTGACGCCCGGTAAAGTCCCACAACTCGCCATAGTTTTTTAGATCTGTAGCTGCGGGTCCACCAATAGCATTTGCTAATTCTTTTTGGGCCAATGCAGCCGCTACTGCTGTTTGACCGCTTTGCTGCGCGTTTTGTATTAAAGCTTTTGTTTCAGGGTTTAAGTAACCTAGCTTTTCAGTTAAATATCCAGCTGCATCCCCGCCTTCGCGCATACTGCGGGCAAAGTCGGCGGCTGATTTAGCTGCATCGTCTAAGGTTTGACCTAACGCACCACCTAGAATCTGACCTCCAAAACCGCTACCTGCAAACGAACCCGCTAATGAACCTGCTACAGAACCAGGTCCCGCACCAAACATCAGCGGGAAACCCACGCCGAGAGCTATGGATTCCATTCTTTGTGCTCTGGCGGCTTTCTGCTCAGCAGCTTGCTTTTCACCCGCTTGGCGGAATGCGCGTTCGCCTCCAGGTGATCCAGGTCCCTGTACTTGCGCTTTTGCTAGATCCAAAGCACGTTTTCTTTGCACATTTTGTGCAATTAAATATCGGTTAGCATCAGCAATAGCTACAACCGAGTTTGTGTCAAGTCTTTGTAAATTAGCCGCAAGTCCGCCTAATTCTTGCCTAGTAGCAACCATTCTTTGTAGAATTTGCTGCTTTTTAGTTTCTGTTTCTAATCCTTGCTGCTCTAGTTTATTTAACGGTAAAGCAACACGAAAACCCATTGCGCCAGGTCCTGCAAGCGGTCCTTGCATTACTGTGCCCGATTTACCTGCTAAAACTTGTTGTCGTTTAGCCGTTTCAGTGCTTACTGTTGAAATATCTTTAACTCCTTGTCTTAGTGCTAGGCCATTTAGTTTTTCTTGCAGTTCTAATTTATAATTTAACACTTCGGCGCTTTTCTGTTCTAAGCGCAATAATCCTTGTTGTAGTTGCAGTTCGTCCTGTTTTGCCTGTCCAAGTTGTTGTACATCCTTTGCTTCTTGTTTCTGTTTATACCTACCAGATTGGATAGCGTTTAGACGCTTTAAAACTTCAATATTACGCTCTTCTTGTGTTTGAAGACCCTGTAAATCCCTAATTTGATCCCTAATTAATATACTCCTATTAGTCTGTGCTGTGTTTGCAGCACCTAAAATGTTTAAGTAGTTTTGTAAAGCTCCTGTTGTTTTTTCTGATCCTAGTTGTACGTCAGCTAAACCCCGAGCTGCTCGAGATAACTGGGCTTCAAAAGCACTAAGACTTTGAGTTAATCCTCCTACATTTAGTCTGTTTTTGTTTAAAGAATCAATAGCTTCATTTACCTTACTTATAGACGACCGTGCTTGTTCTAGCTCTCGTTGGCCTGTTACGCCTAAGCGAATTTCAGCAGTATAACTTGCCACGTTCGACGGTTACGCTAGATCCAGTCTAGCGCCGTTTTGCTTTTCGCATCGCTTCGTCCTGCTGGTCGTTTAAAATCTCGAAAAATACGCTCCACAGCACTATCTCCTCTTCCGTCATGCGGTGGCGCAGCTCTGTTAGTGTCAGCCCCAGCTCCTTACAAATGTGGAGCTGGAGCATTAACCAGTTATCCTTTTTGAGCTGCGCCTTTAGTTCTTGGGGTCGATTTCAGTCTCTTCGTCACTTGACAGGATCGCCAGCATTAGGACTTGGAGGTCGGTGTCGCGTACTTCGTTTTTGAGTACGTCTATTTCAGCCGATGAAAACAACTTGGTGCCGTTTTCGTCGGTGGCCTTCTGGATCAGCAGTTGTAATGCAAATGCAGTAGCGTCTTCTGATTTTGCAGCCTTTTGTGCGCGTTCGCGTTCTGCTGCTACCAAGGGAGTGCGCCACAGCTCGAATGTGGTGCCGTCGCTTAACTCAACTGTTTTCTTAGTTGGAGTTAAGTTTGCCGCTTTACGTAGGCGGTCAATGGCGCGAAGTGCGGGCGTGGCAGCCATGAAAATCTCTGAATGTTACGTTTCTAGTGTAGCAGAAATAGGCTTACCACTTCGTTTTCGAACTCCACCAAGCGGCACTCATTTTACCTTTGGCAATGTTAGCGGCGTGGCGAGCTTTAAATGA